CAATGATAGAAAGGAAAACAAGGGTCACCGACCCTTGTTTTTTATATCAATGAAATTTTCTATTGTGTTTGAAAACTCCGGCGACGAAATTCCATTTCGTATTGTTTATAATCAGGATTTGATCTCTTGGTATATTGAAAAGGCCAATCTAGAAAACTCTAATAAGTTTTACAACAATGACGGGTTGGATCGAGATGTTGATCAACGGCTTAATGATATCAACTTTGCCGTGTGCAAAACCAATGAAATTTTTTGGTTATTGTGTGACGAAAATTTCCCACAAAACAACGATCTTGAACAGTATTTGGATCAAAGGTTCTTGAACAAACAGCATGAATTATGGGTTAAGTCACAACACAAAGTAGTTGATATAGATGCATTGAGATTTTCACAAAATATTGCCAAAGCAAAACTAGGAGCAAAGTTGCACGATCTTTACCCTGATGATATACGTCAGGTCCGTATGGCTCCGGTCATGGAGAAGCTCGGATTCATTTATCCTTATCAAGAAGTGAACATGACTGTACATCGTCTTGAAAATATTTTTTCAAACAATCGAGAATATTCTAGCATAAACAAATGGGCGGATCTAGGTTTTGAAAATCCTTTTATTGAGAGCATGACAAGCAATCTAGATCGAGTAAATTTTTCTTTTGGCTATACATATGTAGGTCGGCAGTATTATGATAAATGGCTGAACTGGGATACAGATCTAGAATGCAGCGATCACTACAATTACGAACTACTGGAATGGTCCTTCAATCTCAATCTAGGTCGGCCGCAGACTCATGAATGGAGCTCAGAATTTATACAATGGACCAAAAAAACAAATGCCAAGCCAATATCAACACAATTACCGATAGCGAACATAATCAATCTAGAAAATAATCTCACCATCTATAGGAAAATGTTGTATCGAAATGCCAAACAACAAAACGCAGCAACACTTATTTTAAATTAAGAGGATCTCATGGCCAAACCATTTGACGTAAGCAAATTCCGTAAAGAAATAACCAAATCAATCGATGGGCTTTCCATCGGTTTCAATGATCCCACTGACTGGATCTCCACAGGCAACTATGCCTTAAACTATCTCATATCCGGCGATTTCAATCGAGGTATTCCACTAGGCAAGGTCACTGTATTTGCCGGCGAGTCAGGTGCAGGCAAGAGCTACATCTGTTCAGGCAACATCATCAAAAATGCACAGCAGCAGGGCATCTTCGTAGTCTTGATAGACAGTGAAAACGCACTAGACGAGGATTGGCTCAAAGCTCTGGGTGTGGACACAGATGAAAAGAAACTACTAAAATTAAGCATGGCCATGATCGATGACGTGGCCAAGACCATATCCACGTTCATGCAGGATTACAAAACCTTGCCCGATGGAGAGCGTCCCAAGGTGCTGTTTGTGATCGATTCGTTGGGCATGCTGCTCACGCCCACGGATGTGAACCAATTTGATGCAGGTGAGATGAAAGGCGATCTTGGTCGTAAACCCAAAGCACTCACAGCCTTGGTGCGTAACTGTGTGAACATGTTTGGGAGTTATAACGTGGGCTTAGTATGTACCAATCACACCTATGCCAGCCAAGACATGTTTGATCCTGACGACAAGATTTCCGGTGGTCAAGGTTTTATCTATGCTAGTAGTATCGTGGTTGCCATGAAGAAAATGAAACTCAAAGAGGACGAAGACGGCAACAAGATTTCTGATGTCATGGGAATCCGTGCCGGTTGCAAGGTCATGAAGACCAGATACGCCAAACCCTTTGAAGGTGTGCAGGTCAAGATCCCTTATGAAACAGGCATGAATCCCTACTCAGGACTTGTTGATCTAGCAGAGAAAAAAGGTCTGTTGAAAAAAGATGGCAACAGACTCATGTTCGTGACTTCGGACGGTGAGATCATCAAGCAATTCCGCAAGGCCTGGGAAAGCAATGAAGAAGGCTGCTTGGACAAGGTTATGGCCGACTTCCAAAATCAGAAATCTGTGGTAAGTACAGCCGAAGACCAGCCCGAGGAGGAATAACAACATGGCCGTGGATTTATCACATGATATCTGGAACGAACTCAAACGATATATCAGCACAGTGGACCGAGCAGATGCTGCCGACAGTTTAGTCACAGTTCTGATAGACAACGACTATGACGCTGAACACATACGTTCGGCATTTAAGAGCGACACGGACATAAAACGTGCTCTACAGAGTTATCTCGATGACACAGAAGAAGACCTCGACGAAGAGGAAGAAGACGACTACGATGATTCATATTGATCATGTGGTATAGCCGCATCACTGCAGATCTTGGTGCCATTCCTGATTTCATAGCCTACTACGAGCACGAACTCTCTGAAGCCAAAAAGGAGTGTCGCATCGGTGGCTACGTTGAGATCAACATCAAAGAACTGCCAGGAATAACCGAGCATCGTTTCAATCAACTGCAAGAAGTAGAGGCCATACTTAACTATTTGAACATACAGTTGCGACGCATCCGACGGAGGCATTTCCAGAAATACTTGGAAAACTACGCACGAGCACTCACAGCCAGAGATGCTGAAAAGTATGTGGATGGCGAAGATGAGGTCATTGACTTTGAAACCATCATCAACGAAGTGGCTCTCTTGCGTAACCGTTGGTTGGGTATCATGAAAGGCTTAGATACCAAACAATGGCAAATGGGTCATATCGTCCGCTTACGTACAGCGGGCATGGAAGACATCCAGGTATGATGTCCACCATATTTGCCAGTCCAGAAGCCAGCCATGCTCACAGTCGTCAAACTCTTGAGACATTTTATCAATTTGACGATTTCATGGAGAGCATTGGTACTCTGGCAGACATGGGCTGCGGTTCAGGGCTGGATCTAGAATGGTGGGCCACACGCACCACCAGAGATGAAACACCGCGACCTTTGAACATCCGGTGTACCGGCATAGATCAACCGCCATCTTTGCCCATGGCACATCGTTACAAAAACATACAGTACCAACCGCAGGATTTTGAACAGCCTATCATCATACACAAACGTCGATATGACATGATATGGTGCCACGATGCATTCCAATATGTGATTGATCCTTTCGCCACGCTGCGGCAGTGGCGTGATGTGACCTCTGATTCGGGCATGCTGGTGTTGATCCTGCCCCAGACCACCAACATGGAATTCAACTCTCAGGCTTTTGATCAAAGAGATGGCTGTTACTGGCACTGGACCATGACCAACCTCATACATGTGCTGGCCGTATCGGGTTGGGATTGTGCCGGCGGATTTTTCCGGAAAAATCCCGAAGATCCTTGGTTGCACGCCGCGGTTTATAAAGGCACACAGGCACCCCTGGATCCACGTACTACCAGTTGGTATGATCTAGCGGATCAAGGATTGTTGCCAGAATCTGCCGCAGTTAGTGTGCGTCGACATGGATATCTACGCCAGCGAGATCTTGTGCTGCCTTGGTTGGATCGCAGCCTGCAGAGTTTCGCAAAACACTGAGAACTGTCTGGACTAATTAGTAGTGTCACAGTCTAGGATCAATCTTTATGAAATCAAGATACAGTTGGGATCTATCAATTTCCCAAGAATCATCTCACACGAAACGTGGTACTATCTATATCTTGGCTGATGGAGGACTGGGAAACCGCTTGGCCGGTACTGTGGGAGGGCTCATCACTGCTGATCGTCTTGCTCTGCAGCCTGTAATATGCTGGCCCGCAAACAACTGGTGCGGTGCTTATTTCCAAGATCTTTTTGCCACACATGACCGTCAGCATAATATCTTAGGCATCAGAGATCTTTTCCATGAATGGGCAGATCGGGTATTTTTGATACACGAAAATCAGATTCAGGCCAATCTACGTCATGTAATTGGCCATGGTCTAGCAGGAGAGAATCTGGTACAAGATCTTGGAAAAGACGTGGTTTTTTACACAGCTCGTGTTCCAGAGCATCTGCCTCACGATGCTGTGATAGACCAGATCCGAAATCTGCGTGCCAACAAAGATATCTGTGCCGCAGTAAAACACTTTGTTGATACGCACAGCATCGATCAATCAGTGGTTGGAATACACATGCGGAAAACTGACAATTATAAGATTGATGATGACCATTGGTTTACCTACGTGCAAGATCGACCTCACCAGAGATTTTTTGTGTGCAGCGATGAGCAGGCCACTGAACAGAGATTCGCAGAGTTACCCAATGTCATAGTGCATGAAAAAACACACTATGTGGAAAAACTGCAAGACGGCCCTTGGAGGCAAGATGCACTCACTGATCCCGACGGCAGAGTTTTTCCCAACAATGTGAATCGTGGTCGAGAATCTGTGATCCAGGCCTGGATCGACCTGCACATACTGAGCTGGACCAGCATGGCTGCTACCACCAAAAAAAGCAGTTTTGCACAGCTAGCCAGATGGATCTCTGAAAGTCGACGTCGCCCATGACATTGCCGAATTACATATCTAATTTAAATAGCCAGTGTGGTGAAATCCACATACTTGATATCAACTCCACATATCAATTGGAACTATTAGCTGTATTGCCGGGAAATATCTCGACTACCTGGGTGCCTTAGCATGGGAGTGCTGCGACAACATATCGTTCGAATTGGTGAGGCCGTGAGAGATCGATCCAATCTCTCTGTGGCCGTAATAGGATATCCCAATACCCATACCGATGCCGAACATGTTGCACAGGGATTTGGCACGGACACTGAACAGGCCTGTGCTCCGGATTACAATCTCTTGCGATTGTTGGAACATCAAGGGCACCAGTGCAGAGTATTTGATGTCACAGCACATCGTGGCATCGAAGAATTCCTGGATCTCAATGAACTCTTACCCGAGGATCTCCAACAACAGTTTGATCTTGTAGTGGACAGTTCCTGCCTGGAACACTGTTTCAACGTGGCACAGTCGTTCCGTAATCTTTGCGAAATGACTCGGGTGGGAGGTCACGTGGCCACGGTAGCACCCATCTATATTTTTAATCATGGATACTACAACATCAATCCCATCATGCATCAAGATGGGTTTGAACAAAACGGATTTGAGATAAAGTCACAGGAATTGATCAATAACGACGGTTGGTTGGTCACGCAGTTCAGTGGTAAAAAAAGTGATCCACGGGTGCGTACATTCGTGCTCACAGTGGCCCAAAAACAACAGCAACAACCGTTCAAGTGGCCCATACAGACACACAAGGGCAAAAAATTTTACTAAAGGACATGGCATGGGAAAGAAAATAGATTATGTAGTGGACACAGATAAGCCGCATCTGGGCGGCAATTTTGCCTGCCTGAATCAGGCCACACACTGCCCACCGGCCTGGGAGTATGTGATCCGCAAATACGACGTGCGATCAGTATTGGATGTGGGCTCGGGGCAAGGACACGCACCTCGTTGGTTCGCTGATCAAGGCCTGGAAACCTATGCCATCGAAGGACTGAAAGAAAATGTAGACAATGCCATATTCCCCACAGAACTGGTAGATCTCACTGAACGTGCATACACACATGATGTGGACATGGTAAACTGTGTGGAAGTGGTGGAGCACATAGAAGAACAATATCTTGACAATCTCCTGACCACTATTTGTTCGGGTCGCTTGCTGTTCATGACGCACGCAGTGCCTGGACAGAAAGGCTATCATCATGTGAACTGTCAGCCCACTGCATATTGGGAACAGCACCTTGCAGAGAGAGGTTTCTATCCAAGCCCGGCAGACACAGCCGAGATACAGAGATTGGCCAAAGACAGCAAACACATCCGCGAGACCGGCATGCTGTTTATCCGAAGATAACATGTGTGGATTTGGAGTGACCAACTTGCCTGGTCTGGCCGATGTCAATGAATCGTGCCAGCGTCGTGGTCCAGACATGACCACTATAGAGATCAGGCACGGCATCACTTTCCTGCATAACCTCTTGCACATCACTGGCAACATACGACCACAGCCTATAGAGCATGGCGATGTGGTGTGCGTGTTCATCGGTGAAATATACAACTATCAAGAATTTGGCCTGTATGCCAGCGATGGAGAATGCATCCTGGATGTGTACAATCATTATGGAACAGACTT